GGCCGTTTATGCCGGATTCGGCCTTGAACAGACGCAGCGATGCGCTAGGGGCGTGGGCCTAACAATGCCCTTTTTTGCCATTAAATTATCCCAAGAACTCTTTCGAGGTCATTCTCACTCATTCCGGACGGTAATTTGGGATAAGTGAGCATTCTCTCTAATGTTAAGAAGGCCTTTGGATTCGGTCCTCCACCAACTCCTGCTCAGCAAATAACCATTCGACCTGCTGCCGGTGGCTTAAATCTGCCTCGCACTCGCATCTATGAGGCAGCCGTTCCCTCGGAGCTGAACTACGACTGGCTCGCCTGGAGTACAAGTCAAAGCTATGAGGTGCTCAATGCCTGGAGGCGGGTGACTAACTACGCTCGCGATCTGGAGCGCTCAAATCCTTACGTTCGCGCTTTTCTTCGCGAACTGACCAATAATGTGATCGGTCAGACCGGCATTCGGCTGCAGGCCCGGGTGCCCATGCAGAAGGGAAGCAACCTCAATGATAAGCTCAACAAGCAATTGAGCGAAGCCTGGGAGGAATTCCGCCAGCGAGGGGTCTATGATTCTACCGGCACCTACTCTGGGGTGCAGGCGGATGAGCTGATTATGCGAGCGGTGGTAAGAGACGGCGGTGTCTTGATTCGTCTGCTGCGAGGCTATCCTGGCAATCGCTTCCGTTTTGCCATTCAGCTGCTAGAAATCGATGCCCTGGACCTCTACCACAATCAGATTTACGAGCCGGACGTCCGGGTGACAACAGGCGTCGAAACAAATTCGCTCGGAAAACCGTTGGCTTATTGGATGTATTCCAATGTACAGAGCGATCTGTGGGTTAACCAGATCCAGACTCAGCGAGTGCGGGTTCCGGCCAGTCAGATCCTGCACGTTTTCACGAAGGAAAGAATCACGGCAGTAAGAGGCATTTCCTGGTTCGCTTCCATTCTGCAGCTGAGCCGGATGTTGGCCAAATACGAGGAAGCCGTAGCGGTAGGTCAGCGAATGGCGGCGAGCAAGATGGGTTTTCTGGAAACGGCTCCCGATGCGGGTCAATATCAAGGGCAGGATACCGCGCCCACAGGTGAAAAAATCGAAGAGGTTTCACCCGGGGCGGTGATCGATTTACCCGTTGGGAAGACGTTCCGGCCCTTTGATCCAGGTCACGGTCTCGACACTTACCATGATTTTAGGACTAATATAGTAAGAGCTATCGGCGGAGCATTAGGGATAAATTATAACACGCTCGGAAACGATGCCGAAAAGGTTAACTTCTCTTCCAGCCGCTATGCTCGGGAGCCGGAGCGCGAGTTCTGGCGGGTGAATCAGCGTTTCTTTATCGAAGAGGTGATGCAGCCCATTTTCGCCGTCTGGTTGGAATGCGCGGTGATGGCCGGCGCTCTCGACATTCCCTTCAGCCAATTGGATTTCATCAAAAAGAACATTGTCTGGCGGCCACGTGGGTTCAGTTACATCAACCCAAGAGAGGAGAGCGCGGCTGCTATTGATGACATCAGTTTCGGCTTGTCCACTCGCTCACACGAGTTAGCTCAGAGAGGCTTGGATTTTGAAGAAACTCTTGAAGAACTGAAGCGGGAGAAGGAGCTGATCGACAAGTACCAGTTGGTCTTCGTTGATCCAAAAGGTAGAAATCCGTACCTCGGCACCGAGGAAATTGGCTCTGCGGCTCAGATGGATGTGGAGGAAGCGGAGAAGAAGGTTCCCACTCCATCTCAGCCGGCCAAAGGAGTCAAACCGATCAAGCCGATCGCCAAATCCGGGTAATTTGCTAACGGATGCCTCAGATTACCTTTGATCTACCGCTGCAGGTTCGCGCCGCTTCTTTTGCCTCCGAAATCGACGAGGAGAAGCGGCAGGTGCGCTTCTCTTTCTCTAGCGATGCTCCCAGCCTTCGCAAATTAGGCGACGGCTCCGACGAACTGATTTACGAGGTGTTGAGCCACGAACGGGAAGCTGTTGACACTTCCAGACTCGATGCCAAAGCGGTGCCTTTCCTCGACTCGCACGATTGGGGCAAGCCGATCGGCAAGATCACCGACTATGGATTTCAGAACGGAAAGGGCTATGCCGTAGCCAAGTTGAGCCGCTCAGCGGCCGGTGAACAGGCGCTCAATGACATCCGCGATCAAATTCGCACCGAGATTTCAGTTGGATATTTTGTAAAAGCGATGCGGCCGGAGGGCGAGTACAATGGCAAACGCCAATTCGTGGCTACTCGATGGCAGCCTTATGAGATCAGTCTCATTTCCGTGCCCCAGGATTATAGCGTGGGCGTAGGCAGAGGAGCAAGTAATGTGCAGCCCTGCACCCTCGAAGTAGCAGAAGAGCGTCAGGTAATTTCTCAAGAGATAAAACCTATGGCCGAGCCCATTGCAACACCCGCACCTAAGGTAGAAGTAATCCACGACTTGGACAAACTTCGCGAACTTGAATTTAGCCGTATGCGGGAGCTTCGCGCCGTAGGCGACAAATTTCATGTCAGTGAGGAAGCCGACAAATATATCCGCGACGGCCGAAGCCTAGCCGAATTCAATCAATGGGTACTGGAGACCCAGTTTAAATCGGGCGACCAGATTCGCACCGTCGATCCTTATCTCGGACAGAAACCGGTAGAGCGGAAGCGTTACAACCTTTGCAAAGCCATCCTGGAAAAGGCCGACGGCCAATTGACCGGCTATGAACGGGAGATGCACCTGGAGATGGTCAAACAGACCGGACGACAGGCGGAAGGTTTCCTGGTTCCCGATTTCATCTGGATGGGAGACGGTTTCCGTCGCGACTTGACTGTTACCGGCGCTCCCGGAACCGGTCAGGAATTGGTCCAGACTATCGTTGAACCAAGTCTGGTGGAATATCTCCGCAACGTTATCGTCACCGCCCGAGCTGGAGCCACGGTGATGACTGGGTTGCGTGATAACATCGCCTTACCAAGACAGATCAGCACCGCCACCAGTCAGTGGGTGGCAGAAACAGCGGCCTTAACCACCAGCAATCCGACTTTCGATCAGGTCCTGCTCAAACCGAACCGTATCGGCGCGACTTCGCAATATTCCCGCCAGTTGCTGATTCAGGGCGTTTTGGATGTTAACAATATCGTTAGAAATGATCTTTTTGAGACTATTGGGCATCAGATTGACTATGTCGCTTTCAACGGCAGTGGTGTCGGACCTCAGCCGGCCGGCATTCTGAATACTCCGGCGGACACCGTCTGGCCGAGCGCCTATAGTAAGTGCAGTCCGGCAGTGCCATTCAGCGGGAGCGGGTACGCGACGTGGACGCAAGTAGTGCAATTCGAAACGAATGTCGCGGCTAACAACGTCCATATGGAGAGCCCTAGCTGCCATTATGTGACGTCTCCCAAGGTAAAAGGTCAGTTTAAGACGCTCGCAAAAGCTGATCCGAGAAGTACTTCTCTTTATTATCCCAGCTTCTTCTGGGAGCCAAACGACGAAATTAACGGTTACCCGGCTCTCGCTTCTAACCAGATCAGTACTAACCAAGTCATTTTCGGGCGCTTCGATCAACTCATCCTCGCCTACTGGGGTGGCACCGACATCGTGGTTGACCCGTACACGGCGGCCAAAAGCGGTGAGATCATCATCACAATGAACCTTTTCGTGGACGTGGCCCTGCGACATTCACCCTCTTTCTGTTACTCGACTACCGCTCCTTACGGCATCCCGTAACCATTTCTGCACTGCATAAGGTAAGAGCCTTTCCAGGTTCGCCTGGAGAGGCTCTTTGCTTTTGAGGGGTAATTTGAGGTGTGGCTTTCCCGGAGGTTTACACCAATTTCCTCAACTTCTTTGATGTCGCCCTGCGGGTAGACGGCTTGGAGCACGAATTCGTCTTTGGCGGTCCCGCCGGCCCCTACACTGCCACTATTACCGTGCTGTGGGTGAAGGATGTCTCCGCCTATATCAAGCTCCATACCCGCGGTTTCAACACTGTGGTCAACCAGTCTGATCGGATATTCATGATGCGAGCCAACGATGTGCCGTATGGGGCCACTGTCTATGCCAATGACTACATCACCGTGGATGGAACCAAGATGAAAGTGGTGCAATCGCGATTGCGCGATGGACTTTGGACAATTCAGCTTTCGGTCATCGGAGTGCGGCAGAACAATTAACCCATGGAAGTAGAGCTAAAACTGGATCCGGCCAAACTGGCCGAGGTTCGTGAGCGTCTGGCGCATTTGCCGGGCAAAGCTCGTTTCTCCCTGGTTAACTCCATTCGCTATGCTTTGCGTCGGGGCCGCACGGCAGCTTTGCGCATCGCGGCTGAGCGATACAGCCTCGGCACTCAATACTCCAAGGCCTACCGCTGGGCGCTGCAATCCATGGGACCGGTGCGGATCAGCGGCACCACCGGTTTTATTCATGTCAGCGGTTCGCGCATTCCTTTGATGCTCTTTCCGCACCGGCAGACTGTGGAAGGAGCGGAAGTGCAGGAGATGGTGGATAAGACTCAGACCTTCGCTCACACCTTCGGCAAGAACGTGTGGCGACGCGAGGGCAAGGGCGCTCCGCGTTATCCGATTATGCGTATGGTCGGGCTTGCCACCGCCCAGATGGTTGGCGAGAAGTCAGAGGTAGAACCCAAGCTTACCAAGAGTATCGAGCAAGATCTTTACAAGGAACTCGATCGGCTCATGCGCGTGGCTCTGGCCGGAGGTTTGCCCTCGTGACTCCCGCGCTCAGTAACACCATTGTCTACTTAGAGCGTGCGGCGGTCGCCGTCACTCGTATCTGGATTCAGGATATGTATTTCAAGTCGCCTTTCGATCTGGGGGCGGTACCGGTGCAGTGCTCGGTTTACGAGGGTCATGTGCCCATGCTGCAGGTATCCGATGAGAACAGTGTCCCCAAAGCTCCTTCCATCGCTGTGCGAGTACAAAACGCTTCCTGGAAACGCGAACATGGCGAGGCTCAACTCAATTGGGCAATCATCACCTGGAACGATGACCTCAGCCGAATCGGTTTCCGTGACGTGGAAAACCTGGCCTGGCGCATTAACCAGGGGTTGTACGAATCGGTGGGCATTCCGCTCGTTATGACTAACAGTGACGGTTCTTACACTCTGGGCACCGGCAACCTGTTTCAGCTTTTGGATCACCCCACCAATTTCGAGCTGATCGACGATCCTACCCTGGACTTTTTCCCTTTCTTCATCGGGGTTTTCTCGGCTCATTTTGGCATTCCCACGGCGGTCCCTGATACCGCGCCCTGGAACCAGTTTGCCGACGGCACCTTCAACGTCACCACTCCTACGCCGCCCGCACCTACCCCTCATCCCACGAAGTTACAGGCCAGCCAACGGTAATTTAGTCCGATGGCTGACAAGATCATCTATACGGGCGAAACAGACCGGACCAGAGGACTGTTTCGCTTCCAGGTTTTCGAGGAGCTTCCCGCTTATCTGGAGGAACAGTTAAAGGAGAATCCGGCTTTGGCGGCCAGGTTCATGGAGTTCAAGAAATTCGCTTCTCGCCGGCCTCCGGGCTCTCGTGTTCGTCGTCAACCCGCACCGGTAACCGTCAGCCGAACCGCGCCTCCCATCAAGGCCGCTTCACATACCAAGAGATAACCTATGGCATATCCGAGAGGCGTTCGATCACAGGAACTTCCCACAAGTTTAGCCGTCGTTCAGCCGGCTGACAGCTGCGTCATTGCTTGCGTGGGTATCGCTCCTGTTCATAGTCTTCCGAATTACAGTTGGAGTCCAAGCGGTTACAAATCAGTGGTCAATGTGCTGACCCTGGTGGAGACTCCTTCCGATTTCACTACTGTTTTGGGGCAGAGTAGCTTCTTTGGTCCCGGCACTCATGGATATGGTTGCGCCGAGGTCTACGATTACGCTATGGTCGAAAATGTAGCCGGGCCGGTAGGACCGCAAATCTACGTCAACGTCTGGGACCCCTACAGCATGAGCACCCCGGCAAGCACCGCCGGTCTCAAACCGGATAATAATGGTGAAATCGCCATCAATGCCGAGGTCATTTTGCCCAGTCTGGTGGTTAAAGGCGCTTCCGGCACCACTTACAAAATTGGGGTGGATTATAGCTTCGCGTATAACGATGACAGTCTGAAGAGCGGCACCATCACCGTTTTCGCTAATTCGGGGCTGGTTGCGGAATCCAGCATCACGGTGAGCTACAGCGTGCCAAACCTGACCAACGTCACTTCCAGCAAGATCATCGGCGGCACTCAGTCCGATGGTTCCTTGACCGGCTTGCAATTGCTGGATCAGGCCTACGACATGTTCAATCTTACCATCGGACAGGTGGTGACTCCCGGATTCTCTCACGATCCCATGGTGGGAGCGGCCGGAAATGCCCGGGTGCAGAGCCTCTCGGATGGTCGTTTCAAGGCCACCTTTATCGCCGACACCGATTACAACGCGGTGACGCAGTATTCGCAATTGGCTCAGTGGAAGTCCACCAACAATTACGAGAGCCGCTTCCAGAATTTGACGTGGCCTAATATCGCGCTGGGTAGTAAATCGTATCACGGCAGCACGGTGCTGGCGGTGACCAAGGCCAATCAGGCCCAGGCTTTCCGCAATCTGCCGGTGGTGAGCCCCTCCAATAAACCCATTGCCGGAACCGGAACTATTCTGACTTCCGCCAAACCTATCATGGTAGGTTTAACTCAGGCTGGCTATATCGAGACGCTGGGCATCTGCACCTTCGTCAACGATCGGGGCTGGAAAACGCTCGGCGACTACACCTGCAGCTTTGATAGTGGCACTGTCCAAGCCACCGACCCAGTCGATTTCTGGATCAACGAGAGTGACTTCTTCATCTGGATGGAGAACACCCTCGGAATTTTCCTGGCGGGTGAAATCGATCAACCGGGAAATCTGACTACCCTGACCACCATTGAAAACTCCATCCAGCAGTGGGGCAATGGTCTGATTCAGGCTGGCGCTTGCTGGACTTTCCGTTGCAGCTTCAACCCGAACGATAACCCGGCGGAGAACATCCTGGCGGGTATCTACACGTTTGCCATCACCTGTAGCCCGGTGACCCCGCTCCGCACCATCCAGCTCAACTTCAGCTACGATGTGGCGGGTATGACGGCGGCAATCCAGAGTATCAATCTCGTCTCTTCGACTTAAGCGGTAATTTTAGCTAGATATGGACTTCCCGAACGTAATTAAACAGTGGAAAGCCTACCGCAAAGGTTACAATGCCAACACTGGTGAGTTTGTGGGGCTCGTTTCCTGCACGCTGCCCAAGGTTCAATTTGAGAAATCTGAGTACCGGGCCGCCGGCGTGTACGGGTCTTTGAATCTACCGGTGGTCGGGAACGTTCAGGACATGACTTTGACCCTGAATTTCCACACTCCCACCGATGCCGCTTTTAATCTGTTTAACGGAGGTGCGGCTCAGGTGCGGATTGTCTCGGCGGTCCAGGTGTATTCAAGCGACAGCGGCACCTATAAAGAGATTTCCGAGGAGTTGATCATGAATGTCATCAGTTCGCTCTTCGATAACGGGAAACGCGAATACAGCGCCAAGGGCGATCTCATCATTGAGGGCACCGTCACTTATCTGGCCACCTATTTTGATGGACACCTGCGACAACAGATTGATCCATTTGGAGGGCCTATGATTCTCAACGGGACCAATATCAACGCCCAGACCATGGCCATCGTCGGTTAATTAATTTCGTCAAAACGTATGGAGGGAAGAGCGTTCCCTTTACCGGGGACGCTCTCTTCGTTTCCGCGAGTAATTTCCGACAAATGGCTAAGATTGCTGAAGCTCCCCTTGTTATCGATGTCGCTGCCGATTCCGAGGCTTCGGCGGCTGCTACTCCTACTCCCGTCCCGGTGTCGCCCGCTCCAGAGGCTCAAGCTGACCGCTATTTCAAGCTCTCCAAACCCATTGAGGTTGGCGGCAGAGTAAAGCAGAAAATGGAACAGCTGCTGGTGGATGTGACCGAGCTGGAGGGCACGGTCTATTTTGAACTGACGGATCGCTATGCGGCGGAATTCCCGCAGCAATATCAGCAAAGTTTTACCCGCTTCCGTGATGAACGCTTCCTCAAGCTTTTATTAGTGAAGCTGAATCCGCCCATGATCGACGAGGACGTGAAGAAGATCTCCTTCAAAGATCTGCCGCTGCTTTTCACAAGGTTGCAAGCAAGCATTTTTGCTCGCTAGAGACAGACTCGCCGGACGGGCCTGAAGATCCAGCCCGGACGCTTCGCAAATTTTACGCTGCGTTGACTGTCAATTCTCATGGATCTCTCGAATACTGGATATCTTTGCCTCTTCGGACGGCTTTATTGTGGGCAGACGCTTTCAATGCAGTTCTAGATCCCGATCGGAGAACACCGTAGGTAAGATAACCAGAGGGAAAACCTGGAGGCAGCTCGGCTTGATTCCTTAGAGGTAATTTTCCCTGAATGCCAGGAAAAGATCTCCAGCTCGACGTCCAGATCACCGGTAATGAGAGCGACCTCGCCAAGGCTTGCGGCATGAGCGTCAAGCAGCTGAAACAGCTGCAGGACGCCGTAGCCACGGTGAACAAGGCTATTGGCAGGGAATCGGCGGCGGCCATGAACGACCTCAACCGCAGCACGCAAGCGGCCGCCAAGGGGTACGAGACGGTTACCAGTTCGGCCAGGCAAACGAAGAAGCAGGTGGAAGAGACTTCCGAGGCTTTCAGACAATTCAAAGCCACCGTGACCGGCGTATTCACCGGCGAAGCTTTGTTTGAGGGAGTGGAGGCAGCCGTGCATGTCTTAGAAGAGGGCGTGCACAAGGTGGTCGACCTGTTCAAGGAAGCCTCGAGTCGGGCCGGAGAAATGGAGCTGAAGGTGCGGGGCATGGGCAACCTCTTTCGCAGCCAGAGTTTCGCCGAAAGTCTCAAAACCCAGCTGCAGCAGGTGGCTTATGCCTCTCCCTTCCAATTGACCGATCTGTTAGAAGCGGCTCAAAGGCTGACCGGGTTCGGCGTCAAGAAAGAGGACATGCTGGAAACCATCAAAGACCTGGGCAACATCGTGGCCGGTATCGGCGGCGGAAGACCGGAGATGGAACGCGCCGCCCTGGCTTACGGCGAGGCCATCACCAGCCAGACCCTGACCACTCGCGAGATCAATCAGATGACGCAGTTGGGTGTGCCGGTGTGGGAAGAATTGGAGAAGATGACCGGCAAAAGCAACCAGGAGCTGCACAAGATGATCGAGAAGCACATGCTCTCCTCATCCTACATGACCAAGGTCATCGAGGACCTCACTCACGGTGAAGGGCTCTTCACCGACGCCATGGTGCATTTCTCCGAGACCTTCATCGGTCTGGTCACCACTTTCCAGGACAAGGCCGGCCGAGCCATCGGCGATCTGGGCAGTGTGATTAACACTTTCCTGGCCGCTTTCCTGAAGTTCGTCAACGAGTCTCCCTTGTGGGACGCTCTGCATACCTGGTTCGTAAATTTAAAGGAGGAGGCTCAAGCTATCCTCACTTATCTCCCCACCATGTTCGAGAAAATGGGTCTGATGCCCAAGCTGGAGATCATCGGAGCCAAATTCGGCGACTTCTTCAAAGCGTTGTTTGGCGGCTTCGATTTTAACCAGATGTTCAAGGAAGTGATGATAGGTTCCACCGGCAATATCGAAACCGTTCTTAGTCCGGCCGGAAATCAATGGATCGATAATCTGCAGAAGTTCATCGATCCCATTATCGAGTTGATAAACAGCTTCGTGGATTTTGCCAAGGATCCGGCCACGGTGGCTGTACTGCGGTGGTTCACCGAATCGATGGGCGACGCCATCCGTGACATGATTCAATGGATGACGGAGCTGATGCATTACCTGGATGACGCCATTAAGATGGCGCACGGGCTATTAACCTTTAACTGGGGCGAGGTTAAGGAAGCCTGGGACAAGTTCGGCTATGATTTCAAGAAGTACGGCATGGGCCAGACGGAAGAACAGATCCAGGCTGCCGCTCAGGCTTATACCGAGACGCCGGAAACCAAATACACCCGGGCCAAAGAGGAATTGAACGCGCTCATCCTGGGCGGAGCCGAGCCGGAAGTGATCCGAGCCAAGCAAAAGGAGGTGGATGCCTTGTTGCCGGCGGTCGACGCTTACAAGAAACTGCACGAGGCACAGTTGAATAATAAAGAGGCGCTGGAAACTGCCAACAAGAAGCTCACCGATCTAGCCTTCTCCATCGAGGCAACTAACAACGCCATGCAGTTTCTTTCCAGCACCATGGGAAACTTTCCCATTACCGGAGCCGGAGGCATGACCGATCTGACCGGTCCCGGCGGTTCTCTGGCGGTGCGGGAGGAATACGACTGGGAAGGACCAAGCTCCCAGTATGGTCCCAAAGGCAACCGCTTGCTGACCGGACCTTATGTCGGGCTTAACCCGCAGGAAATGCACAAGTACGGAGTCAGGCTCGGGGATTACGTGCACACTCAGGCGGGCTGGCTGCGGGTGCAGGAATCAGCCTCCCGGCCTGGGACGATCGAGTTCCATGCCGACCGCCGGGGTCAGTTCGAGAATCGTTTTCAGCGGTTGAACATTGATGCCGTGCGCAGAGCGGGAGAATCGCCTCAGGCCAGTATCAACCTGCACTACAGCCCCACTATCCAGCATCTGGGCGATTCCAGCTCGCTGCAGAGCATTCTGCGAGACCATGCTGAGCACATAGCCAGCATGGTGCGGGAGGTCCATCAGCAGGAATTGGAGCGAAGCGCGGTGGTTTGATTTCGAAAGATGGCTACCACAACTACCATTGCCGGGGACTATTGGGACATCGTAGCAGTTCGCGTATACGGCAGCGAAATCTACACTCCCATTCTGCAGCGCAACAATCCCGCTTACGCGGGAGTGGTCCAGTTCGACGCCGGAGTGGTGCTCAACTGTCCACAGGTGCAGATCACCAGCAACGTGGGAAACCAGCCTTGGTCTGCCTCTTACCTCACCCTGTAAATGGTCCCGAAAGTCCAGCCTATTATCACCATCGCCGGGACGGATGCTTCTTCCGTTATCTCGCCTAATCTGCTCACTCTGACTTATAAAGAGGGTTTAGGACACGACGGCGGATGCACCGCTATGGGGGATACTGTCGACCTTGAATTCTGCGATCCTAGCAATCAGTTTCGGCGTTCCTGGAGCTTGGCTAACGCTTCCGCCTTTAATCTCAGTTTCCAGGTCGGTGGTTTCACCCGGGTAGTAGCGGTGATGACGGTAAAGACCATCAAGATCCGCCAGTCTAAACATCGTGGCACCACTATTGCATTGAGCGCCACTTCCGTGCCGGTGAATTCGCACGTACGATTGACGAAGAAATCTCGCGCCTGGGAGAAGACAGATTTGAAAACCATCGCCACTCAGATCGCCTCGGATAACGGCCTCACTCTGCGTTATCTGCCGGCCGACAACCCCAAGATCGATCGGGTGGACCAGCACGATCACAGCGACGCTTTCATGTTGTCCAAGCTTTGCAGCGAACACGATTTCCGTATGAAATTCGCTGGCGAGAAAACACTGGTCATTCAGGATAGCAAAACCATCGAAAGCGCTCCTCCCGTTGGCACTTTCATTTGTCCCACGGCCGGCAACGTCGGCGGGCTCAATGGCAAAGGGATTTTGGACTGGGAGTTTTGCGATAGCTTGGAAGACGTTTATTCCCAGTGCAATCTGAGTTTCAAGGACGCTAAGACCGGGGACACGGTTGAGGCGAAGAGCGTGGATGCCAAGATGCAGCAGAACGCCCCAAAATTGAATTACCATTATTTTCCGCATGGACCGGGGGATCCTCAAACGGGACAAATCACTCTGGAGTAATGGCTGACAGCGGACATATTGAGCTGACACCTCCCGACACTCACAAGGCGTTGCCGACTCCGGCGGGTCCGGTTCCGAGCATCCCGAGCAAAACCAAGAACGCGGATAAAAAGGCCCGGGCCAAGAAAGCGGCTGACAGCAAGCTCAAACAGAAGAACCGCAAACATCACACGATCAGCATCACCACGTTGTTCGATCTAACTGTGGAAGCCGGCAACAATTACAAGCTGAGCGGATTCAGCCCCGACATCGATGACGGCGTCTGGACGGTGGGCGAGGTGACCCACTCGCTCACCGGCAAATCGGCTTCCACTACTCGCATTCACTTTTATCGTCGCCCGGAGGTGAGTTAAATGGTCAGCCCCGAATACGGCTCAGCTAATCCTGACGCTACCTTCAATAACCTCATCCGTTGCGGAGTGGTGGTGGATCGACAAGCCGGCCCTTACGGCCCGGAAGTGCGGGTTTCTTTTGACGATCGGGAGATGATCTCCGACTGGTTGCCGATTGGAAAACAGGGTTCCGCCTCGTGCGGCATGCATTACGTGCCGAGACTTGGCGACATCGTCACCGTGCTGCATTACCCGACCGGTGTGGAAAGAGGGGTCGTGGTCTGTTCGCACAACACCAGTGTCAATCCGGGCTTTCAGCCCCGTTCCCTGAATGCCATCGCCATGCAGGGGGATAACGGCGAATACTTCGAATTCGATCCGGATGTCGGCTGTTTATCCATCAACGGCATTGCCACCTTGTATCTCAAGTCCAACGGTGACATGGAGGTGCACACCGGCGGCAATCTGACCGCCACCGTGGGGGGCAACGCCACCGTCACCGCCGCTAATGCCAGTGTGACGGCGGGTTCCATAACCTTGCAGGGCAGCGTCACCATTCAAGGCACGCTGCATGTGACCAGCACCTCCCTCTTTGATTCTTACGCCAGTTTCCCTGGAGGCCACGGTCCTCCGGACTAGTAATTTGCTACGATGGCCATACCCTTCGGAATATTAGGCACGGTGGTCTTTACCGGCGGTCAGGGTACCTCCAACGCTTTTCACGAGATTAGTAAGAAGCGAAAAGCCACCTATGCCAAGCATCAGGTGATCTGGGGGGTGGATGTGCTGGAGCCGGTGGGAGACAGTCCCATCGAAATCGATCTGCAGATCCAGTTTCTGCGCAATTACTCTGTGGACCCCTCGCTCGGGTTATCCATGCTGGAAACTTTGATGATCAACAAAACCGCCGTTCCGCTGATCATCGGAGGCGTGCCCGTCGGGAGAGGGCTTTTGAGCTTGTTCGCCGTGGAAGAGGTCAGCGCGAAAATGAAGAAATTCCAGAGCGGCACTCTGGTGGCCTGCGACGTTTCCATCAAGTTGCTGGAAGACTCCAGTCCTTTGAGCGGACTGGGTATTTTCGGATCGCTGGTTCAGATGGGCGGGGCTCTCCTTTCCGGCAAAGGGGCGAATATACAAGCGGTGGCTGGCACTTTCGCTTCTACCGCTTTGGGAGCCATCCCCGGAGCCTCAAGCTTGTTCAGCTCGGCGGCAGGAGTGTTGTCGAAAGTGGCTGGCGTTGCCATCCCGCACTAGAACGAACTATGGCCATTCTTAATAGCTTCAGTGCTCTGGTGGGCGGCAAATCGCTCGTGGTGAATGGAGCTTTCCAATATGATTTCGATGCGCCTTTTAACAGTGTCGAAGCCGTGTTGCAGAACGTGTACGAAACCGTGACTACTCCGCTTGGCAGTCAGGTGCTGTTTCGAAACTATGGGACGAATTGGGACATCATCGATCAACCCGGCAACCTGGCATCCTATCAAGCTCAGGTAGCCGTGTTGGAAGCCTGTGCGCGTTGGGAACCACGAGCGAAATTTCTGAAGATTCAATTGTTTCCGGCCAGCGCGGAGAATCTCCTCGCGGGCGTCTGGGATATGGTCTGCGAACTTGAGATCGATCTCACGGCGGAGATTTCAAATGTTCTTTATGGCGCTCCCGGACCCATATCGGTTTGGTGCGTGGCAGGTGACCTCTCGTCTACCGCACCCCCTCAAGTGACCCAGTTAACTGCTCTCATCTAAAGGTAATTTCAGGGGAATGAGCAGCGTCCCGCCTCCCTGGAATAATCTGCCGGCAGTGTCGTTCGCGAATGTCGACATTGCCACCATGGTGAATCAGATGGTTGCCGGATACCAGCAGAGTTGGCTGGAGCAGACCGGCGAACAAATTGTACTCACTCCGAGCAATCGCATCTTTCACCATATTTTGTCGATTGCCGCTTACCTGGAGAACGCTTATGAGCAGCTCGATATTGCCTGCAAACAAAACCTGCTCCCGCTGGCCTTGGGAGGCTTTATCGATAATCTTGTGGCCGGGTACGGTCCGCGAGCCTTGCGCATGGGCGGCACCGCCGCTACCACCACGCTGCAGTTTACCCTCACGCAGGCCGGCGTTTTGCCTGTCACCATTCCGGCCGGCACTCAGGCCGCTTCCAGTTCGGCCAATGGCAGTCTCACTTTCCAGACTTTAAATGACGCTGTCATCCCGGCGGGACAATTAGCCGTTAATGCCAAAGCTCAGTGTGTCACTCCCGGCGTGGACGGCAACGGCGCTCCTACCAACTCGGTTACCACTCTCATCAACTGGAATCAGGCCTTCGTGGTTTCGGTGACTAACGTCACCGTCAGCGGCCAACCGCCGGAAACGACGGGGGTATTGCCGGAGACCGACGCGAATTACAAAAACCGGCTCTGGTACGTGACGGACAGCTTTTCAACCTGCGGCCCGAAGAAAGCCTACGAGTTCTGGGCGCTCAGCGCCGACCCTTCCATCACTCAGGCCACTGTTCAGGCTCCGGAGGACGGTCTCCCGCCCGGTTACGTCCACATCACCGTGGCCGGTCCGCAAGGCCAGACCCCGACTCCCGCCGCCATTCAAAACGTGTACAACGCGTGCAACGCGGATGATAAGCGGGATCTGTGCGCTTATCTGAGCGTGGGCTCTCCCTCCGGGGTGGCGTTCCAGGTTAGTGTTTCCTATTCGGTGCCGGAGTACATGGCCAATAATCTCTCTGCCATTCAGACCAATGTCACCAATGCGATAAACAGTACTGTTCAGGCCTGGACCTGCAATCTGGCGACTGATGTGGATCCGAGCGCGATGGAGGCGGCCATGGTCAATGCCGGGGCGGTGGAAGTGACGGTGGCCAAGCCGGTGCTGACGGAGGTAGGCATCACGCAAATCGCTATCCTCACCGATGATCCCATCGTCACTTTCAACGGTCTGGTCTGATGAAAACCATTGTCGACCTCGACATTAGTTTAACTGATTTCTATAGCCCGCCTCTGGCTAACGATCAGCAGTTCGTGGCGCTGGCGGCAGCCATGGACCCTCTTTTGCGGCAGTTCGTGGCCGATCTGCAGATGTGCATCATCTATAGCAACATCGGCAACCAGCCTGAATGGCTCTACGATTATCTGGCCGTTTACTGTTTTGACCTCGATTACTACGATCTCAGCTTCCCCTTGAGCACCAAACGAAAGCTGGTGCAGGAGGTTCTCTATCGCAAATCCATCAAGGTACGCCGCGAGCAATCGCTTATTATCTGCAGCTGGCTTTCACCCACGCTCAGGTGGTGGAGTGGTGGCAAGAGCCGCAGTACGGCAATCCGGTGGGACCGGCCAACACTTTCCGGGTGCAGATGGCGGATGATCTCACCGATCCGGTTAAGGTAGCCAATGTCATTCGTCTGATCCTGGCAGTCAAAAATGCCAGGAGTTATTTCGGTGGAGTAAGCTCACTCACCTTCGCCAAGGTGCCGGCGCTCAACCTTGGAGTGGGATTCGCGGATTACGTTTACTACGGGCTTCTTCAGTTTCCAACCTTGGTAATTTGAGGCAATGGCTTTCACCATCAATACGTGGACGGATCAAGGCCGAGCTCTGTTGACCGGCATTGTTTCCGGCGTCGGGACTTTCAATATCACCAAGATCCAGGCCGGTAAAGGTTACCCGGCCCTGGCGGATAATCCGGCCAGTTTCGTGGGGCTCAAATCCTACGTCATGGATGGGCAGCTGACCTCCATCAATGTGGAGCAACCGTACCAGGTCACCGCTCGAATTCGGGTGCAAAGCCAGAACGCCCCTGTAGCATTTCGCTGGAACGAGTTTGGCATTTTTGCTAACAACGGTTCCGGCACAGCGGTACTGGTGGCCTATGGATCCACCGGCAGCGACACCGGCGACACTATCACTCCCTCCAGCAGCGCGGCCAATGTTAATCGCGATTGCGCGGTGTTGTTACCCTTCACCGCCAATGTCACTGTCACCACCACCGCTGTTCTCAATCCTGCCCCCGAGCTGCATGCCACAACGCACCGGAGCACCGGAGCGGACCCACTGGCGCTGGCTCAGACAGCTACCTCGGGTGTGGCTCCGGCCACCCCCAATGACGCCACTCAGGTATTGTTAGGCGGGGCAATCGCCAGCTGGGGCCGGCTTCCGGCTCACGCCCTGACTCACATCGATTCCGGTGCGGATCCAATCCCCCTTACCACCACCGCTCACGACGGGCTCTGTCCGAAGCTGAGCGGCAATCAGATGACGGTGCTGCGCGGAGACGGCACCTGGGGCAACGGTTTCGTGCCCGGGCTGATCATGGACTATGCGGGCTCTATTCCTCCTGCCGGCTGGCTCATGTGCGATGGACAGCTGTATTCCACGAGCCTTTATCCGGATTTGTTCGCCGCCATCGGCTATGGCTATGGCGGCAGCGGCGGCTCTTTTGCCGTGCCCGATTGCCGGGGCCGGACCACTATCGGCACAGGGCAGGGTCCGGGATTAACTAATCGCTCTTTGGCGAGTACCGGAGGCGAAGAAAATCACGTCCTCTCCTACAACGAGCTGCCCGTCCACAATCATGGGGTTAACGATCCCGGTCACGCGCACTCGGTCTATGATCCGACGCACGCTCACGGCGTCAGCCAATCGGCTCACGCTCATGGTGTGGCGGATGGCGGTCACTCGCACGGCGTGTCAGATCCCGGCCATGCCCACTGGATAATCAACTGCGTCGGCGAAGGGCTAAACATTCCCGGCGGCTACGGGCAAAGCATTTATAATCCGCTCGGGGGCACCTGGACGAGTACCGAGGCGACCCGTATCGGCGTCTACGGAGCGGCGACGGGGATCGGTATCTACGGGGCGAACGCGAATATTAGCATTAACGGCGCTTATACCGGCATCGGCATCTATGGCAGCGGTACGGGGATTTCGACCCAGAACGCCGGTGCGAACTGGGGGCATAATAACATGCAGCCCTTTATTACCTTCTCAAAAATCATTCGCGCCTTCTAAAAACAACGTATGCATAAAATTGATCTATTGACCGATGAGCAGATGGCTTCCTACTCCATCCAGGCGGGAGACATACTTACGTTGGATGTGCCGGACGGAAAAGGAGACTTCAACCGAGGTGACTATCATGTGTCGGCAGTCGATTTTAACGATGCCGGCCAACACCCGGACACCGGAGAGCACCTGACTCGGGTAACGTTGACTCTGGAAAGCTCCTTCCTTTAATTCCCAAAGTGGCTGTTCAATACAACATCGTCGTCAGAGCCGACCGCGATTACTATCTGCCGGTGCAGGTGCAGACCAGTCAGGGCAATCCGGCCAACCTGACCGGTTACATCGTCACCATGACGGTGAAGAAACAGGTTTCGGACGATGACGCTCATGCCTTGTTCAAGAGTCAGCCTTACGTTTCCAATCTCTCCCTTGGTCAATTTTCGTTCCACATTCCCAGAGCGACTAATAACGCCTGGTGGCTGAATCCGCCCTCGGGCTCGGGACCTGTCTCTAGTGTGATTGTTTATGATGTCAGCTGCCAGGATAGCGCCGCCAGTCCAAATTGGAGTACGTTGGTGGAGGGCGGCGTTAGTGTGATCGGACCGGTGACCAGGAGCCTGCCCTGATGCCGACCATGCTTCCGCCGGAAGGCACGGTGATCCTCACTATCGATGAGGAGCTGAATGCTCTCTCCATGTCGCTTGATACCTCCGAGATTGTCATCCCGCGACCGGACCCGGCCTCTATCATATTAGCGCTGGAAGAGAGCAAAGGCGAGACCGGAAATACCGGCCCGGTTGGTCCGGTGGGGCCTGTCGGCCCGCAGGGCGGACCTGGGCCGCCTCTGCACATCAAAGGTAGCGTCCCTGATGCCAGTCATCTTCCCACAACCGGCAACCAGGTCTCGGATATGTGGGTGACGGCTAACGACGGCCACGGACATGCCTGGGACGGGACGCAATGGGTTGACACCGGCAATTTTCAAGGGCCGCAAGGAGTGCAAGGCCCGGCGGCAACGGTGGCTGTAGGCTCTACTATCACCGCCCCTCCCGGATCGCAGGCTAACGTTACTAACAGTGGTTCGTCGAGCGCGGCGGTGTTTAACTTCACTATCCCGCAAGGCCAGACGGGTAATACCGGAAGCGTTGGTCCTCCGGGGCCTGCTGCTACCATAGTTGCGGGAACCACCAGCACGGGTTCGCCAGGAACTCCCGCCACCGTTACCAATGTCGGCTCCACTTCCGCCGCCGTGTTTAACTTTGTTATTCCGCAGGGCGTTCAGGGCGTTCAGGGCAATCAGGGAATTCAGGGTATCCAAGGGGCGCAGGGTGTTCCGGGGCCGCCTCTGACTGTTAAGGGGACGGTGCCGACATCGACGAGCCTGCCTTCGAGCGGCAATAGCTACGGGGACTTATGGATAGCCCTCGATACCGGCCACGGCTGGTGCTGGAACCCGCCCGGGACCTGGGTGGATACCGGCCCTTTCCAAGGGCCACCGGGCCCCACAGTAGTTAGCGCGAATACCGGTAATGTAGCGAAGCTAGGTACAGATAACTTACTTCTCGTTTCCGGGCCGCCTAGCGGCAACGCCGTCGGGCCGCAGGTCGTCCTCGGCACGGATACCCGCCTCTCCGACGCTCGCACGCCGCTCGCCCACGCCCCCTCCCATCTTACCGGCGGCGACCCGATCCCGAACGCGGGCCCGACGACCCGGGGCTTACTAACCGCGCTTAGCGGAGCCGCGAGCGATTACGTCGGCGGGGATAACGCCTGCCATCCCCTCTCGAACCTCCTTCCGACCGGCACCGTGCTCGATTTTTGCGGAGCGAGCGCTCCCGCCGGATTTCTGTTCTGCCAGGGGCAGGCCGTCCCCCGCACGACTTATGCGGCTCTCTATGCCGCCCTCGGCGGGGCGAGTTCGCCCTGGGGCCAAGGAGATGGGAGCACGACCTTCAACATTCCCGATCTCCGGGGCCGGGTTTCGGTCGGGGCCGGGCAGGGCACCTACTCCGGGGCAACGAACCAGGTTCTTGCCGCGACGGGCGGGGAGGAGAAACACGTCCTTACGGCGGCGGAACTAGTCTCCCACACGCACGGCGTCGCCCATACCCATACGATGGGAAACCACACTCACTTCGGGGTTAACCATCTCCACGATTTGCAGAATCACCAGCATTATTGCGGCGGAGTCGACCATCTCCACGGCATGGACCATTACCACAACATTAACGCCTCGGGGTGGCACGCGCACGGCCTCGGCGGCCACTACCACGGCTACACGACTTGCGCCCTCGGGGCGGGCGGCTACCAGTTGCAACCCGCCGCCGGTGGGGCGCAGGTTAATAACCCGGGAGCCAATACCGGCGGCCCCTCCGGCGGATCGGATGGGGCAAACTTCGCCGCCACGAATACCGTTTACGCGAGCCAGACGAACGGAGCCTGGGCAAACTCGGGGGCTAGCGATCGCTCTCTCGCCTTCTGGTCGAACGCCCCGAATATAAACAATACCGGGGCGTGTGACCGCGATCTAACGACCTCCGGGCCGAGCACGAATACGACGGACGGAGCGAGCATCGCGAATACGGCGGCGGCGGGAGGCGGGAGCGGTTTTAACGTCATGCAGCCCTTCGCGGTTATAAATAAAATAATTCGCACCTAACGATATGGAGATCAATTTCGCCCCCCTAATTTGACTACGTTACTTTAAATCGCCTCTCCGCGTTGCGCTTCGCGTGAGATTCAGTCGCTCGTCTTCGCATTTCATGGCGACGGCTCATGTG